ACTGGATCTACAAATAATGCTGTTGCTGTGATTGGAGTTGCTGCAGGAGCAATAGAAGGGTCAGTTCCTAAATTATAAATTTCTAAAAGATTTGATGCTGTAATTGCAGTAGCAGATGAAACAAATACATTTGCAACATTAAATATTGGATTGGTTGAATCGGGATTAGGAGAACCTATCAAAAGTCCAGTTACGTTTGTAGACAATGTTCTGGTTACTGAATTTGTTTCTACTCCATTAATATAATATTTTGTTGATGTACCGTTTACAATTACAGATATAAGATACCACTCATCAACATTGCAAGTTACTCCAGTAGTGACTGGAGTTGTAGCGCTTGTAGTTGAAACAGTAAAAGTATTTGGACTACTACTTGTAGAACCTGAAATGAAAAAACCAAATCCTGCTGTAGCGGAATTTGGAGAAAATAGTATTGGGTTAGCAGATAAATTTGATCCTGTTGGAAGTTGTGAAAACTTTACCCAACATCCTGCTGTAAAGTTTCTATCATTTATTGCTGATAGCAAAGTGGCCTGAGTTGTTCTAACTCTTGAGCCGCCAGTACCTGCGCTTTGTAAATCAAACTTCCAAGAACCACCTGATCTTAAAGGACCAACAGTTGATTCGTATGTTGGTTGAACACCAGAAACAAGAGACCAATCAGCAGAGGCAGCCTGTAAAAGTGTTCCTGTTTCTGTTGGAGGTAGACCGTAGGCATAATCTAATTCAATACCTTTTTCAATTCCGTAACTGTTAATCTTGTCAAATAATATGCTCATAAAAAAAGACTACGCCTATTACAGCGTAGTCGTTCCTCCTGTCAATACTAGTTCTGGATTAATTCCTGAAAGGCTGTGTCCATTGATTGATGGAGTAGGTAGAGAGAAGCAGGTCCAAGTTGAGCGGAGATGTAGGCTATGGCAAGCCTTAATTTCTACCTTAATGGTAGGCTCAACTATATTTGATATGAGTCCAATAGTTAGTGGACCTGCTTCTACTCTAATGTTCATTACGCTACTGTAACTCTTACGATTCCTGTTGAATCCCAAGTAATTGTGAAGTTACCGTTTGATGAAGACTGGTCTGAACCAAAGTCAACATATCCAATTAATGGACGAGTTGCGTTAGTTGCAGGAGATGCATCATAGATAACTGCATAACGAGCAGTGATTGTTGATGAAGCCCAAGTTGTATCATCAGCATCAAGAACGATTACGTTTGTTGCTGAGTTATATGTATTGGTCTTGTTAGCAAGAGTGTTTCCACCTGCTGTGTAACCTGTACCAGTTACTTCGTTTGCAACAACATCATCAAAATAGTTGTGTGCATCCTGGTTTGGTGTGTATGCATTTGTTAGCAAAGCGACCTTGATTACATCTGAATCCCAGTCAATTTCCTTGTTAAATGCTTGCGAAATAAATTGTCCGTATAGTTGTGATGGCATGTTTTATTCCTCCCCTTATGCTGTCTTCTCAACGATTGCGAATGCGTCTGCATCTGCAACAGCAAATCCACGACGAATGCGAGTCTTGAGAACGACACCATCTCTTGCAAATTCTGCATCACGAGAAACAACTGACTCTACTCCACCACGAACACCGTTGATAAGCATCTGACGGTTACCTACGATAAGTAGGGCGTTTCCTGTTGGTGAATCTGTTGCTGCTGCTGATGTTGCTGCACCGTATGAAACTACCAATGGATATCCGAATAGAGATCCTGGAGTTCCTGCTAGTGGATCTGGTAGAACTAGGTCAGAGTTACCCTTGACCATTCCACGAATTTCCTTAAGCATCTTTGGGTGAGCCATCCATACAGTGTTGGCTGCATCAAACTTTGAAGAGTTTTCAACAAAACCAAGTGCGTTGTTGATGTCATCATATGACATTGCTCCACCTGTTTGGATGATCTGTGATACTGGTGCTGTTGGGCTTGTAGCCACTGCACGATATAGAGATGTATACGGCTGACCGTCATCTCCGTCGCCTGCTGCTGTTACGCCAAGGCAAGCATTATCAAACTTACGAGCAAAACGAGATGCCCATTCACGCTTGTAAACTGAAAGTGTATCAACGAGTGAATCGTTAACATCTTCCTCTGAGATATGCATCAATTGTGCATACTTTCTTGCTGTCAATACGATTTCGTCTAGAGTTGGATCTGATGCAGGAATTTCTGCGCCTTCTGCTACCACTGTAGGTGCATCTCCAACAAAGCGAGGTACTGACTTAGTACGAGAAGCCATTGCTTCACGACGGGCAAAACGCTCTACAGCAGAGTTAGCAATGAGATCCTGGATTACTGTGGACCCCTGCTCTTCTAGGATGTAGCCGTTAGCCTCTGTTAAATCAACACGACTAATTGTCATTTTATCCTCCTATGGATATATAGTTTATTAAATTGTAATGTGAATCGTCTAATTCATATTTTATTATAGGGCAAGCGTCCACTTACTCCCAATAGGTCTATTATAGCATTTAATTGCTACAACTTTCCAAGTATTTTAGCAGCCTGAAGTTGGGTTGCAGTGTATTGAGTGCTAACAGTTGCTTTTACAGCAGTATCTGCTTGACCTCCAACACGAAGTTTAGGGTCAAATATTTCTGGAAGGTCTTCCTGAAGTTGCTTGAACTGGTCTTCAAATCCAACAACATCAAGATTTTCATCAAACTCAAATTTAGTCAAATCCATAAACTTGAGAAGTCTTCTTGGTTCTTTGACTCCTTCAGCAGAAATCTTTTGCAAAACCTTCTCGTGAAGAAGTTTTCCACTAAATTCTGCTATCTTTTGATTAGTGCTATTTAGATCAACTTCAAGTTGTTCTTTTTGTTCCCTGAACTTTTTGGCATCAGCCTTTGCACGGTCTAAAGCAGCAAGAACTGCCTTTGGATCATTCAAAGTTGCTTCTTCAGTTGTTACTTCAGGTGTTACCTGTTCTTCTGTGTTATTCGTTTCCAATTTCGCCTCCTGTGGCTTCCATCATAACATTATTGGTATTTGTATTTTGAGATAAAGTAGTTAATGATTCTTCTGTTGCTGCTATTGCTCTTGCAACTTCCAAATCATAACCCATTTCAATTAGAACTTGCTCAAGAGATACGCCAACTACTCGCTTCTTTACAGCAACCTCCCAAGCATCTAAACTGTCAATGCTTTCAATGTCTTTCCATCTGACTTGAACATTTGGTTCCGCAGAATTTTCCATCTTTAAAATAAATCTAAACATATCTGCCCAAGTTGAACCAAAAGTAATTTGACGATCTTTTACCTTTGCGATAAGTGGTGATTCTGCAGTTCTGAGAGATTCTCCAGAAGGAATGCTTCCAGTCTTCTCAAAATAATGCAAAGGTGTGTTTGTAATTGAAGCCATAGCACGAACAAAGTCCTTAACTGGTTCTGTAAATACTTTGTGATCAGCAGGAGCAAACTCTCCAACTTTATCAACACCCTTAAGATACCAAAGTTCTCCTGGGCCATTCTTTAGGCGACCAATGTTTTCTTCTTCTGTTCCTGTTTCGTCAAAGTCTTCAAATTCAGAAGAGTTTCCTGAACCACCAAGAGCATAACGCTGTGGTGCTCCTTGATAATCAACAGTAATCATATGTGTAGTCATCAATTTGTTAATTGCATCTTGTGGTCCGTAAGCATCTGTGTGCTCTGGACGGCCATATTGCTTGGATGTGCGGAAATGGAATACTGGAACCTCTCCCCAAGGATTTTCCACTACAGAAACTGGCAAGAATCCGTTTGCAGAAACAATATTTACAACTTCTCCAGGCATTGTGTACTTTTCAATGCGATCTGCATAGTACATGTTCAGATGTGAAGTCTTCTTTGTGTGATCCATTGGATCTTCTGACTGCCATAATTTTGCGGCAAATCTCTTAATTCTTGGGTTCTCATCATCATAGACCATTACAGTTGTAAGTGGTGAGTTATAGTCTACTGTTGTGTTTCCGTTGATATCTGTCCAAACAATTGCGTAGCAATCGCCATAAACAAGTGCACGACGGTGAATTTCATCTGCATCAATCTGCAAATCATTCATTTCCCAGATATCTTGAATTTTTTGGTTTGCTTCCTCTGTGTTTGCTGTTATATTAGCAATTTCTAGACGATTAAGAACTGAATCTACTACAGTTCTAGCAAAGTTAAATCTAAAATTATTTTTGATGCCTCCCAATACACGAAGCCAACGATTATCAGAGAAAACCTCTAAATTGGTACCTTCGTAGTATTCTTCAGCAACTAAATAAGTATTTCTTCTATCTACTATTGTATCAATAGCCTTTTTAATGTCAGACATGTTGTCTCCTCAAATAATTTATTTGTTTTGTTTCTAGTTTTACTGCTTTGTTATCTAAGAAATACAAGATGCCAGAAACAACGGAATCAAGTACATCCTCATGCGATACCTTTGGAAAGGACCACATCTGTTCTTCCAGTACTGGGAAATGTGCTGTGTGTCGCACTTTTCCTTGTTGGTAGAAATTTAAAGCCTTGCCAGCACGAATCTGCTTTGAAAGACTTTGTGATTTGGATCTATATTTTGCAGGGACGGCTTTGAAAACATCTTTCCAAAGATCACCACCTTGGTTAACTTCAACATAAAGTACACCAACATCAAATTTGTCTACAAGATAAGCAACTTTATCTGCTATCTCTGATGGAGACATCTTGACTTGTTCAGCATGGCGTATATAGATATTGGCTTTGCCTAAACTATCTACGCCTCTAGACAATACAGATATACCCGTATAGTCAGAGATTTTATTTTTTGTTACGGCTGGGTCAATTGAGATAATAGTGTTGCCGTAATCTTCTAATTCTTCAATAATAATATCTTCGTTAGTCCAGAATGTTCCATCAGTATTTATTGGACGGTTCATATAGTTTTTCGCAAAGTCTCTTAGGTGTCTTTGTGACTCAAGCCACTCCAAAGGCCACTTTTCAGGCCATACAGAGCGTTCTGAACCATCGTCGTTAGGCATGATTGCTGGATAGTAATGTACCGTCACATTCTGGTCTTTAATCCAAGATAACTCAGGATCATCATAGCCTTCGCCATATTTTCTAAACTGATCCATTACTGAGTTAGGCATAGTGGTCGTTCCCACAAAAATCATACGAGCATAGATATTCATAGGAGCAATATCGTCAAATACTGTATTTTTCTGCTGCCCTGCCTGGTATTCAGAGTAATTCTTTTCGCCTTTCTCAATATCGTCAAGAATGATTAGGTCTGGACGCTGGCCAAAGACCTTCTTTCCTAAAGAGTTAGTGTCAATACCATTAGCATCAAAAATAAAATCGTTGCTCTGAATAATACGCCAAGAATTTGATGCCATGGCACGACCTGAAGAATTAACAATTTTAGGCTTGCACAGGTCTGGATAATCTTCAATAAGGTATTCATTTGACTCCAATTCATTTTTAAAGGTCATAAGGTGGGTTTCGGCCTGGGATGCAGCATCTGAGAAAGCGGCAATAAACTTAACATGCCCATGAGCAGCAGCCCACATGGGTAAAATTAGAAAAATCCAAGTAGATTTGCCACATTCTCTTGGAGCAATGAAAGCATCACGATTTTCTTTAGGGTTTTGTGGCTTATGTATCCAAGATTTTCCATATTCTGCTAAATCAGTATGAAATTCAGACAGAGTTATCTCTCCATGAGGATTCATAAGGTGATGAGGCAAATATATCAAAGCAAATAGCAATGGATCATATTTAGTTAACTCTCTACGCCCTTCAGAAAATGATAGGAGTTCTAAGGGAATACCGTCTAAAATATCAGTTGCTAACATTTACCCCTTCTTCGCCAAAATCTCATAAATATGATCTACTCGTTCTTCAATTTTTTCTAACTTCTTGCTATTAATCTCAACTTTATCTTTAATGCTAGTGCCACTATTAGGTCTAAGTTCTGCTAAGGTTTTGATCATATATCTCATCATTCCAAAGAATCCTCCTGTTACGCCTAACACTATTACTCCTATTGCTGATATGGCTTCTGGTGACATTATAATACCTTTCCAGATTTGGTTTTGTGGAGAATATTTTTTGCAGACAGCGAAATTTGTAAAAAGATAACGGCCTTCCTAACGGGTACCCCTATCATATCAAACCTCACTTGTCAAACCTTCTTTTATAAAACCTTTGTTTCTCATAGCCTCATTACGAGCCTTTGCTTCATTCAATAGATCTATAATGGCCAAGTCTTGTCCATCCTTTTGTCTATTCTCATTGATAACAGTAGACTTTCCTTCTATGAGATTGATTGTTTGTATTGCTTTATGGACAGCATTGGCCAATTTGTTTAAACCATCGCTATCAAGAGCATCTTGCATTAGGGCTTCTACACATCTATCTAATACTGCTTGTGCCGCTATAAGTTTTTCTTTATCAGAATAGAATACTCTTAAATCCCCCGCCATTTTCGCCAGGGTATCAATAGTAGGCATATCTATATTGCGCTCTACAAACCACTTTTTGGCGGTATGGTAAGACTTTG